CCAAAAAATTCACGAAGCCAAAGATATGCTCCTTGAACGCTTTGAATGGATTTGCTCTCAATCACCAGCATCTGCTAAATTTATGTATGAAAATGGTACAATGCTTGGTTATAAACCAGAAGAGGGTATTCGCTCCGCACTAAAACACGGTACTCTCGTTATCGGTCAATTAGGGCTTGCAGAAACACTTCAAATCCTTATCGGCTGCGACCATACTGACCCTCGTGGAATGGAACTAGCAAAGCGTATTGAACAATTATTTAAAGACAGATGTGCGCAATTTAAGCAAGAAGAGCACCTAAACTTTGGCGTATATTATACTCCTGCCGAGAATCTTTGTCACACAGCGATGAAGAAATTTCAGCAAAAGTATGGTAAGATTCCTAATGTGTCCGACCGTGAATATTTTACAAATAGTATTCATGTTCCAGTATGGAAAGACATTTCAATCTTTGATAAGATAGATATTGAAAGTCAGCTTACGGGATATTCCAATGCCGGCTGTATCACTTATGTCGAAGTGCCAAGTGGCGTTAAAAATAATATTGACGCTCTTGAAACAATTGTAAATTATGCTATGGATCACGATGTACCATATTTCGCATTAAACATCCCCTTAGATATGTGCCAAGATTGTGGCTATCAGGACGAAATTGGTGAAAAGTGTCCTAAGTGTGGCAGCACGCATATTTCTCGCTTACGTCGTGTCACAGGTTATCTTACAGGTTCGTATAAAGATGCGTTCAACTGGGGCAAACAAAAAGAAACTGAAGACAGAGTAAAGCATATTCATTAACGGAGGAAAATATGATGATAGATGTTCCAGAAATTGTAGAACAGGGTGAAGGAAAAATTATATTTGAACTATGTGAAAAATATAATATACCAATTATTAATGTAGATGGAACTTTTCGTCACTTATTAGATATATTAAGTGATCTATCATCAGAGGTTTATAAAAATGAGTAAAATCGCTGGAATTTATTGGGATGATACCGCGGCCGCACCCGGTATCTCCCTCTCAGTTTATTTTTCTGGATGTCACTTCCATTGCCCCGGTTGTCATAATCCAGAAACATGGGATTTCAATTATGGTGAAGATTTCACTCCTGCATTATTGAATGAAATTGTAGAGAAATTACAGAAAAATGGCGTTGAGCGTCGTCTTTCAATTCTTGGCGGCGAACCATTGTGTGATGGTAATATTGCAGCAGTAACAACCTTAATTGAAGCGGTAAAGTGCCGTTATCCTAATACTCTTATTTATGTATGGACTGGCTATACTTATGAAGAACTATTGGAGAGAAGTAAAGAAGATGAACTTGTAAAGCATTTGCTCGATACAAGTATTGATGTTCTTATTGACGGACGCTTTGAAATTGATAAGCGCGATACTACATTACCTTTGCGTGGTTCTTCAAATCAACGAATTATTAACTTAAAGGAGTTAAGAGATGGTAATAACGATTGTCGTAATACTACTAATGCTGATAGCGGGAATTGTTAGTTATAGACAATATAAATATGGCAACCGCGATCAAGCACTTACATGGGCTTTTATCGTCGCCTATTGGGTAGTTCTTACTGTAAAAAACTTTATTGATTTATTGGGGCAATTTTAATATTGCCCCATCTATTTTATTATTTGACTTTTCATGAATTTTATGATATAATTAATTATCAAAGAAAGGAGTGAAAGGTGATGTAAGTGGGCTGGATAGTCGGAGTGATAGGACTTGCGATTGCGGCAATATGTATAATAAAATTACGCCAAAAGCAAGTTTTAGATGTAAGAGAAAGAAATAAGTTAGAACAGGATGTTCAACTTTTAAAACATAATAAATCTACTTTACAAGAAGATTTAAACTTTTGTCAAAAACAAGTTGAAAAAGAACAACAAAGATTTAAATCGATTGTTGATGAAGATAACAAAATTCTCGCACAAAAAGCTCAAGAAGTTGATGAATTTTATGATAAAGCAAAAGCGCGGCGATTAGAACAACTTGAAAATGAAATTATACAGCAAGAAGTTTCCTCGAAGAAACTTCTTCAGAAAAATTTAGAGATTGAGACTGATAAATATCAGAAGCAAACTTCATTACTTGAGCAGGCGTATCAATCAGCGGTTGAAGAATATAATACGCGTTCTAAGCAAATTGTAAAAGATACAGAGTTTCAACAAGAACGATTTAATAATTTGCTCGCGCCACTTCATCAATATGAAAAAGCACAACAAGAAAGATTATATTATACAATACAAGTTCCAGAAGAATATCGTAATGATATTGATTACTTATTAAATGTAGTTAGTCAAAAAGTAAATCATCCAGACATTATAAGTAAGCTTGTTTGGGCAGAATATGTTAAGCCTTATATGGATGAAACAATTAAACGTATTGGTATTAAAGATGAACCAGGTATTTATAAAATCACTAATATTGAAACTGGTAAATGTTATATTGGTAAAAGCACTAATGTAAAGAAGCGGCTTCAAGACCACTTCAAGTCAAGCGTTGGCATAGAAGCTATAGCTTCGCAAGTAATTCATAACGCAATTCTAAAAGAAGGAATTTGGAATTGGACTATAGAAGTCATATCCTATTGTGAAAAAGAAAAATTAAGTGAATTGGAAAAATATTATATTGATTTCTTTAAATCCCAAGAATTTGGGTATAATAAAAAACAGGGTGGTTAAGGATGACTGGTATTTATAAAATTGAAAATAATATCAATCATAAAATTTATATCGGAAAAGCATTAAATATTAACAAAAGATTTGG